AAAGTATGTATACATATTTAATCAATGATAGTAGCCATGTTGAATTCATTGATTAAGAAAGATCATGACCTATGTATATTTTACTTTACTACCACACGGTGTAAATCCGAGTGGTCGACGTCTTGTCGTTATAAGACTATCCAAGGGCGGGAGAAATAATATCCTTTTTTAAGAATTAAGTACAACTAAAAACATGCAACGATCTACAAAATTCTTAGAGCGCACGGGAATAGTGAGTGAATCCACTTTCCTAATTAAAAAACGAAAAGCAATTGACATTGTCCGGGACTTAACGGCATTTTCACGTAGTCAATTGAGATTTAAGGAATCAAAGTTGAGTGAGCCACAATTGTATTGTGAGTTCAATGAAGATTATTACTATATGGTAGCTTGTGTTGATTCCGCACAAGATTATAGTATGAAACCCCCAAAGAATATTTTCGCTTGTTGCGCAAATATTCGTACAAAGACATTTCCATTTAAGGACAAACCGCGTTACGTCTGTAGGGGCAGATGTTGTAACGCAGGAAAGCAATATATGTTAGATATTGCAGACAGGTACACTGTAATCATAAAAGTTACTGATATCTTACAGATTTATGATTTTTTGAGGACTTTGTGTGGTCGCTGTCTTTATCCTAAATTCAATTGTTGCTGTATTGAATTTGATAGTGAGTTTAAATGTTATTGGAATATTATTAACAGCAAAACTGGTAAGCTTCAAGTAGAAAAAGATAACTCCTTTGTATTATCAGCTTACCGTATACACCCTCAAGATGGTGTTATAACAGAAGAATTCAGCCAAATGTTATTCTTCTTAGAGAATCTTCTCTATTACTTTAGAAACGTGCAAAGGAGTAAAACCCCATGTGATTTAATTGAACATACTTTAGCTACAGTGAGAGCTGTTACGGGACAAAGTGTGTTGACTCTAGCCATAGAAAATTTTTTACGTTTAGACGAATTTATAAAATTGCAAGGGGATGAATGGTATGAAACTCTTGAAAATCTTTACTTGCATTATGACAAATTGAAAGATACACTTATAGGTAAGAGATATATTCGAATGTTAACGCATACCGTAGCACATCTTATTTATTATAAATTAGGGCTAAAGTTTAATTCATCTCTGTATAATCAGTTTGAACAGAATTGTTATCCTTCTGCATGGGAAGCTTTAACATTCGTGGACGCTATAGTAGGCGTCATTACTATCTCCATAAAAGTTGGAGCCCAGTCGATTATGACTGGGTCTTTATTACCATTTTATGTTGATGGCACTTCAATAGGTGATTGGAACACTAGATTATTACTAGCATTAGCTGAATATGAAGCAGTGAATTGTCCAGAAGTGTGCGGAAAAACTTCCTCTGAGATTATAGAAGCATTAGATAAGTGTATTGAAGAAGGGCAGCTGTTGGTAAAAACAAGTATAAATGAGTTGGCTCGTAGCAATATTTCAAAGATATTAAGTCAAGCTATTGTAAGGAGAACAAAGCAAAAAGTTTTAAATGCTACTTCTAGAATTCGCAAGAGCCCTCTAGGGATTATTGTATATGGTCCTCCAGGTATTGGTAAAACTGATGTAATGACTGTCATCAGATTGTCATTAAGTGCTGCGTTGAATTATGACCCTAGTCAAGACTTTGTTTATATCCGAGAAGGAAATGCTCTCCATTATGATAGTTTTAATGAGAGTAAAGCAGTTGTTATAATCGATGACGCCGCTCAGATGATTCTAAATAAAGCACAACCAGATCAAGGCATACAAGATTTGATAAAAATGCGGAACAATATTCCTTTCAATATGCCTATGGCAGATTTGTCAGATAAAGGTAAAGTTCCGTTCAGACCGTCTTTGTTGTTAGTTTCTACTAACGTCAAAGATTTGCATATTAAAGATATGTTCAGTTCCCCTTTTGCTGTTATGAGGCGTTTTATTCATTTAACCGTTGAATTAAAAGAGGAATATAAAAATACTAATGGATTATTGAAACCTGACCCTGAATTGTTGAAAGAAAATCCAATGTATTGTCCTTACTGGCGCTTCATAATATCAGAACCTCAGAAGAACCATAGTAATTCTCAAAAGGAAAGGAATGAAAATGAAGCAACC